GTTCAGCAATTATCAGCAATACGGGAGCAAGAAGAAAATGCTCGGTTGAGTAATGAAATCAATCGGGTAAGTAGCGACAAAGAGCGGTTTCCGCACTTTGAGATGGTACGGGAAGATATGGCTCAATTACTTGAGCGAGGTTTAGCCCCAAACCTAGAAACGGCTTATGCCAAAGCGGTGCGTATGAATGACGAAGCGTACAAACTGGAGCAGGATAAACTCCTGAGATCAGTTGGTACACAAGCGTCTAAGGCACAGCAAGTAGCTAAAGCTAAAGCAACTGCTGTTAGTCCACGATCCGTTACTCCTAGCGGTCAAGTGTCTAAATCAGATGCAAAGGATAGACGATCCTTGCTGATGGCTAATTTAGCCGATGCAGAGGGTGGTCGGGTTTAACTTAACTAAATAAAGGAAATATCATGGCATTCGCAAATAGCGCAATCACCGATATTATCGCTACCACCATTCAAAGTCGTAGCGGAGTATTGGCAGATAACTTAACAGAAAACAACGCAATTCTTCAGCGTCTTAACTCCAAAGGTAACGTTCGCCCATTTTCAGGCGGTAATGTAATCTTGGAAGAAATCATGTACAACGACCCAGCAACCAACAATGCTAATAGCTATAGCGGTTACGAAGTCTTGAACATTACCCCTGATAGCCCAATCTCGGCTGCTCAGTTCAGCATTACGCAGTACGCTGACTCAGTAACCATGAGTGGCCTAGAAATGCTCCAAAACAGCAGCAAAGAAGCAATCATCGACCTGTTAGATGGTCGTATGCAAGTTTCTGAAGCCCGTCTGTTGAACCGCATTTCGGGTGACTTGTACGGTGACGGCACAGGTAACGGTGGTAAGAACATTACAGGTCTAGCCGCTGCTATCAGCACTTCACCTACAACTGGTACATACGGTGGTATTAACCGTGCAAACTGGACTTTTTGGCGTAACCAAGCAACAACTGGTGCGGATTCAGCCGCATTGATCCAAGCTGCTATGACTACTGCTGCTATCAAATCTGTTCGTGGTAATGATAAGGTTGACCTTATTATTGCTGGTAACACTTTGTATTCACGCTATGTGGCTTCTTTGCAAGCAATTCAGCGTATTGCTGGTGTAGACGAAGGTGCAGCAGGTTTTGCATCCCTCAAGTTCTACGGTGGCGGTATGTCTGCTGATGTGGTATTAGGTGGTGGTATTGGCGCACAAGAGAACGCATTGTATATGTACCTCTTGAACACCGATTACATCTTCTTCCGCCCACACAAAGAGCGTAATTTCGTTCCTATCGGTGGTGAAAGACAGTCCATTAACCAAGACGCTAAACCTACATTGCATTAATGGTGTCTATAAACCAACTCTGATTGACTTGGAAGCCTAGAAGTAGGCGACAGGGCGGAAGGCGAAAGCCACCGTGAACGACTAAGTGAGATGGGCCTGAAAAGGTAAGCGATAGTCTGAACTGGGATATAACTTGAAGTTTGAAGTCCTAGAGAGCGATTCGAAGAAGTTGCTCCGCCACGAAAGTGGTCAGTAAGCGAAAGCTGAAAGTAACAGAAAGATTGTGAAGTTGTATGGTTGGGCTGGTAATTTAACTTGTTCTAATGCCTCGTTACAGGGCATTTTGACTGGTTCTTAATCACATCGTAAAGAAAAGGAAATATCATGTCATATTCAACTCTCCCCATTGCTGGCGTAGATTTAGGTGAAAATGCTTACACTAACCCAAATTCTGCTGGCGTAGCAATCCCAACTATTGGCCCACTCGGTCTGCAAACTTTTGGCGCAGATGGTTTCCGCTATGTGTTTGCCCAAGCTGGTGTTGCAATTGCGGCTTCAACCGCTACTTGCGTAGTCAACGCATCTACATTCCAAGCAACTTTGGGTGCAGGTACATATTTGTCAGGTGCTTCTATGGCATCAGGCGATTACGGTTGGTTTAGCAAAGCTAGTGTTTAATAGCATTTTGTAGTAAAAACAGGGGGTTACCTTAATCGGTAGCCCCTTTTACCTTTAACTTTACCTAACTACTTAGGAGATTTAAAAATGGCTTTACCTTCAGATACACAAGGAGCAGATGCTCGTTTGCAAGTACGCTTTTACAAGAAGTCCGTACAACAAGAGCAAGAATCCATAGACGCTGGCAGACCAATCTACAAAGACTTTGACTTTGTGCAAATCTGCGTTGCTGGCGATACCCTAACCGAAATCGACACTTATGCGTTACAAAACCATAAGACCCGTTTCCCTATTCAATGGGCTAACTATATGAATAGACAGGGAGCGCATGACGAGGAAGTGATTGGAACGCCTATAACGGAATGGCCTTTAATATCAAAAAGCCAAGCCGAAGAATTAAGGGCAATTAAGTTCCAAACGGTAGAATCTATTGCAAATGCTTCAGATCAACAGTTACAGCGTATGGGAATGATTGCAGGTATGTCACCCTATGCGTTTCGTGACAAGGCAAAGGCATTTCTAAATCTAGCAACTTCAGCAGCAGAAACCGACAAGCGTGAGCATGAAATTAATGCTTTGAAAGAAGAACTTGCCAAAAAGGAACTAGAAACTGCTAAAATAAAAGCAGAAACAGATGCGAAGTTAGCCTTAATGCAAGAGCAAATGGCTACTATACTTGCTGCTGTTGGTGAAAAGAAACCCCGTAAACAGAAAACGGTAGCCACAGAGGAAGCCTAAATGTCATCCAACCTACTCCAATTGGTTCAGCAAGTAACCGCTGAACTTAACCTTGCCGTACCGACCTATGTGGTTGGTAACACTAGCCAAGATGTGCAGCAAATTCTTGCGTTAATGAATCGTGCTGGATATGACCTTATTAAAGAGCATAATTGGCAAGCATTGGAGTTGGAGTACCGTTTCTATACCACAGCAATAACCACAACTGGTGACACCGTTGCCAACACTTACGATCTGTTAAATGTTGCCGATACCACAGGTTTGGACAATACCTACTCTATCGTAGGTACAGCAATACCCCAAGATACCTATGTTGAATCTGTTACAGGAGCAACGGTAACGGCAAGTCAATTAGCTTCATCTACAAGTGTTGGCGGGACTATAACCTTCAGTAAAACGAAGTATCCGTTGCCGCCTGATTATGAAACAGTCACAGATAACACCCATTGGGATAAGACAAAACATTGGCAAATGCTTGGCCCAGTCGATGCCCAGCAATGGCAATGGCTAAAATCAGGCTATATTTCAACAGGCCCAAGGGTTCGTTGGCGTATTCTTGGCGATGAGTTTCAGATTTGGCCGCCTTACAACACTCTTGAATATCTAGGTTTTGAGTACCGTTCTAAGGGATTTGTACGCAGCGCAACAGGCGATGTAAAGAACAGCTTTACAGCCGATAGCGACACAACCGTACTAGATGATTCTGTCATTGCAATTCTGACTAAACTCAAATACTTCCAAATTAAGTCGTTTGACACTACCGCATTGCAACAAGATTACCAGCGTTATCTTAGCATTGCTAAGGCAAACGACAAGGGATCGGCTACATTATCTTTTGCGCCTTCCCCAAGTGCGGTGCTTATTGGCTGGGCGAATATCCCTGATACTGGCTACGGCAGTTAATCATGGCAGTAGCTAAAAAGTTTTCTGCCAGCACGACTTCTGTACCTGCCCCTATTGGGGGGTGGAACGCTAGGGATTCGCAAGCAAACATGAATCCAATGGATGCTATTCAGCTTGTAAACTGGTATCCGACCCCAACTGATGTGACTATGCGTAAAGGCTGGACACAATCTAGCTTGCTAACTACGACTACGGGTGTAGTAGCGATTAGCACTATTACCCGTGTAAGTACGACTGCTACGCTGACAACAGCTTCTTCACATGGACTAACAACAGGCAAACAGGTATCAATTACAGGCTGCACCCCTGCTGCTTATAACGGTGTATATACCATTACCGTAGTAAATAGCACTTCATTTACCTACACAATGGCTTCTGTACCTGCTGGCAGCGCATCGGTAGTTGGTAGCTATGAAATTGGCATTACTACCGCTGTCAATACCCTGATGAATTACACGGAAGTAGGCGGTTATAAGCTATTTGCCGCAGCAGGTGACAAGATTTATGAAACATCCGTAAACCCAGCAGTTCGGGTATTTAGTGGCTTAACTAGCGATAAATTGCAATCGGTTAATTTAACGAACCAAGCAGGGCATTTTTTAGTAGCTTGTAACGGTGTTGATCCTGTAACCATTTATGACGGTACGCAATGGTTTTTTGTAGCTACAACTACTACCGCACAAACAATCAGCACTATTACACGGGGTGGCGCAGGTAACTTAACAGCTACCTTAACAACTGCTGCTCCACATGGTTTAGTAACTGGCAATCGTGTAACTATTAGCGGTGCTACAGAATCCAATTACAACGGCACTTATGTCATTACGGTAACAGGCGCAAGTGCATTTACCTATACGATGGCTACTGCCCCTGCCGCAAATGCTACGGTAGTAGGTACATATACGACTATCGGTATTACTGGCGTAAATTCAAATACATTTATCGGTGTAAACCTGTTTAAAAACAGGCTTTATTTCACCCAAAAAGACACTTTAGCGTGTTGGTACTTAGATGTAGATGCCATTAGTGGCCCTGCTTCACCTTTATATTTTGGTGGAATTGCCCGTAATTCAGGCTATTTGCAAGCAATGGGTACTTGGACACTTGATGCAGGTCAAGGCGCAGACGATTACGCAGTATTTGTAACCAGTATGGGTGAAGTCATCGTTTATAACGGTACAGACCCCGATAATGCTGACACATGGCAGCTAAAAGGCGTATGGCAACTAGGCCAAACCTTTAGCCGCAGGTGCTTTTACAAGTTTGCAGGGGATTTATTGCTATTAACGCAAGACGGATTAGTGCCTTTAGCTTCTGCCCTGCAATCTAGCCGCTTAGATCCCCGTGTAAACCTTACCGATAAGATTTATTACGCTGTAAGCCAAGCGGCAACCCTGTATTACGACCTATTTGGCTGGCAAATTAACTATTTTGCTAGTGAAAATATGCTTATTCTGTCTATTCCTACTAGTGACGGAATGGAACAGTATGTCATGCACACCATTACAAAATCTTGGGGCAGATTTACTGGAATTCAAGGTTATTGCTGGGAAGTATCAGGTGATGCCGATATGCACTTTGGCGGTGATGGGTATGTCGGTATTTTCTATGATAGTTATGCAGACAATGGCGCAAACATTACTGCTACAGCCCAGCAAGCCTACAGCTATTTTGACAGCGCAGGGCAATTAAAGCGTTTTATGCTAGTAAGACCTATTCTGCAATCTACTGGCGGTGTACCTAATGTCGTATGCGGTTTAAGCGTAGACTTTGACACCCAATCCCAGCTAGGGCAGGTGCAATTTAACCCAAGTACGCTTACTGACGGGGTTTGGGATGCGTCAAAATGGGATCAAGCGAACTGGTCAGGCGGCTTAATTACCACTAAAATTTGGCAGGGCGTTACAGGTTTAGGCTTTGCAGGATCAATTAACTTGAATGTGGCAAGCAGGGGTATTGAACTCCATTGGGCTAGTACTGACTATGTAATGGAACGAGGGGGCGTACTGTAATTGCGTAGGGTTATTACTGATAATCAATCTTATTTAAAGGCTTGGATTAGTGGGGTTTTGGGCATAAATTTTGACGAAAATACCACTTGCATTGGGCAGGAAATAGACGGTGAAGTAAAAGCGGTAATTGCTTATACAAACATACAAGATAAATCTTGCTGTATGCACGTTGCGGCAATTCAAGGCGGCTGGATTAGTAAAGATTTGTTATGGGCGGCTTTTGATTACCCCTTTAATAAACTAAAAGTAAAGGTTATACTAGCGGCAGTAGCTTCAACTAACGAAGAAGCGTTAAAATTAGACCGACACCTTGGTTTTATTGATAAAGCATATATTGAAGATGCCCATTTAGATGGGGATTTAGTTATATTAGCAATGTGGCGTGAAAACTGTCGATGGCTCGGCATAAACGCCCCAATAAAAGGAGCATGATATGGGTGGCGGTGGCGGTCTTTTAAGTCCAGTAACAAATTTAATATTTGGGAAACCCCCAAGCGCACCCCCACCCCCTGATTATCGTGGGGCAGCGCAAGAAACTGCGGCTGGCAACCTTGATGCAGCTAGAGCAGCAGCAGCGGCAAACCGTGTAAACCAAGTTACCCCTTATGGAAACCTTGATTACAGGGTTAGTGGTTTTGACCCATACGGCAACCCTACTTGGACTGCTACTACAAGTCTTTCTGATGTTGGTCAGCAACTTTTAAACAATCAAAATGCTGCTAGTTTGGGTTTAGGTAGTGCAATTACATCCCAATTAGGTCAAGTACAAGATGTGATGGGGCGTGGATTTAACCCCAATACCCCAGCCATTCAATATGGCGGTCAAGCCCCAACGCTAGGCCAAGTTGGTCAAGCAGGTCAAGCACAAGGCATGGGCAATGCGCCTACGCTACAAACAGGCCTTGACTATCAAGGCATGGAAGGCTGGGACAAGGCTACTGCGTTGCTAAATCAGCGTTTGCAACCACAAATCCAACAAAGCGAAGAACGCTTACAAGCCCAACTAGCCAATCAAGGCATTGTTGCTGGTACAGAAGCGTACAACCGTGCTATGGCTCTACAAGGTCAAAAGACTAATGACTTACTTACACAAGCACAATTGGCTGGTCAAAATGTTCAGCAGAATATGTTTGGTCAAGCCCTGCAAGGCGGTCAGTTTGCTAACCAAGCAATGCTTGGACAAAACCAAGCGCAACTTGGCAATGTGGCTCAAAGCAATCAAGCCTTACAGCAAAACTACGCTAACCAATTGGCAGCGCAGCAACAAAACAATGCTGCTATGCAACAGATGTTTGCAAATCAACAAGCTGGTGCTGGTTTAAGTAACCAAGCACAGCAACAGGCTTATAACCAAGCCCTTACCCAATACAATATGCCGCTGAATACTTTAAGCGCATTGCGTACTGGCGCACAGGTGCAAAACCCATCGTTTATTAATGCACCACAGCAAGCCACTACAAGTGGTGCAGATATTTTAGGTGCGACAGGCATGGACTATAACGCCCAAATGGGCGGTTTTAACGCTCAAGCAGCCGAACGCAATAACATGATGCAAGGGTTGTTTTCATTAGGCGGTGCAGCATTAATGTCAGACATTCGCACCAAAGAAAACATTAAACAAATATATTGGCTGCCTAACGGCTTGCCAGTTTACGAATACGAATACAAGCCTGAGTTTAAAAACCATCCTTTAGCTGGACATGGCAAGTTTATTGGTGTTATGGCGCAAGAAGTTGAATTGGTGCAACCTGAAGCAGTTATTACCAATGCAGATGGTATCAAAATGGTTAATTACGGAGTGTTAAATGGATAACAACTATTTCACTAATGTAGGCTCTTATATGCAGCCTGTTGATCCTAACGAACTAGCTAGACTAAATCCAGTTTTTCAAAACATTGGGATGCAACAAGCCAATCAAAATGCGGCAATGCAACAAGGTATGAACCTTACTAATCAAGCTGGCATGACTGGCAAAGGCCAACAAGCTGGCGTTAATATGGATCCAAAAGCGATGGCTGAAATGCTCCGCAAAGGCAAAGATATGGGCGCAAATGTCATGGCAAGAGCAGATATGGCTTTTAATTCCCAAGCGTCACCATATTTACAAGATCAAGTATCTCGATTAGGTAGCAGTACATCCAACCCATTTAGCAATTACAACATGGGTACGGGTGGCTTTGGAAATTACGGAGAATAAAAATGGCCGTAGGAACATTACCCCCTGAACTGTTTGAGCAACAGCAGCAACTAAACCGCCAGCAACAAATGGCGCAGTTGCTTATGCAACAAGGTCAACAAATGCCACAAAGCCAAATGGTTAGTGGTCGTTATGTTGCCCCAAGCATTTTTCAAAATTTAGCCCCTTTATTTCAGACCTATATGGGTCAAAAATTGTCTGAAAAAGGCGATAAACAAGCCTTAGAAATTGCTAAACAATTGCGTCAGCGTTATAGTGATGAAGTAAAAGAGTTTCGCAACCTTATGCAAGGTAGAGAAGAACTTGCCCCACAACAAGCAGGGCCAACTCAAACTGGTCAACCAATTCCACAAGAAATGGTACGGGGCGCACCTAATGTTCAAGGTGCTTATGACTTTGCTGCAAGTGCATATAACCCTGCATTGCAAGCAGTTGGTATAAAAAACTTAACGCCTGAAGCATTTACTTTAACTGAAGGTGCAAAACGATTTATTACTATGCCTGACGGTACTTCTAAAGAAATAGCTGCTGGCGGTCAAAAACCCCGTGCGCCATTGCAAATTGATACTGGTACAGCTATTGAATTGCGTGATCCTAACAACCCAACAATAGTATTGCAGCGTATTCCTAAATCTGTAAGTCCTGCTGATGCTGCTAGGATGCAATTTGAAGGTATAACTGGTGGAACTGGTGGTGATATGCCTATGGGTAACGCACCTGCTGGCGGTATGCCAATGGCTAATACACCTGCATCACAAGATAAATTTGCACCTGTCGTACAACCGCAATATCAATACAATCCTACTTTATCACCAAAATTAAACCAAGAAGCGGCTGCTGACTTTGCTAAAACATTAGCCAAAAACCAAACAA